CACGGCTGGGACGCTATGCGATATGGCCGTGGAGAAATCAAGGTAATGGGCGGCACAGATTCATCTGCCGATCATTGCACTTTTGTTGGCATGGCTGCAGCAAATGATAGTCAGAATAATAAGTGGGGGTTATTTCAGGAACAGGGCGGAGCTTACTTGTGGAAAGGGTTGATGTCAATCGGAGCTATCGGAGACAGTTCAACAGGGACAGTACCGGTAGATTTCTATGATTCAAACAGGGTTATCTTCATAGATGATACTCCAGTAACATATCCTGATTTCAATAAAATCGAAATAAACGATGAGGATTCAATAGTCATATGGAATTCAATATCATTCATTGCGCTCGGAACTTATGCACCGGGCAACTTTGAAGTCGTTGACAACGCCGATGTCAACTTTGACGGATGTTCATTTACCGATATGGGGACATTCATCTTCAAGTCAAACAGCTCAATTTTAAATTGCATTTTTCGCGGATGTAATCAAATTACTGCAAATGGCGCTGATATGACCGGAACAAAGATTTTAATTCCGAACATATCTGAAGAAGACAGCTCCTCAGCATCGCCGGAAACTGCAGCCCTGATATGGAATGTGGCTACAAATCCTGACGGGTATCTTGACAATATGACATTCAGCATCGGAGACGAGCCGCACCATGCCATCGAATTTGGGACACTTTCTCCGACCTCAATGACGCTCAGGGGAATGACAACAATAGGATTCAGCGCGTCAAACAACGCAGAAGGTTCGACATTTCATGTTAAACGCACGAGCGGAACAGTAACAATAAACGTGGTCGGCGGCATTGGGAACTTTACATACAAGTCCGAAGGAGCCACTGTGGTTATAAATACGGGGAAAACGTTAACTCTAATAGGAATTGAATATGGATCAGAAGTGACAATTGTCAAAACGGGGCAGGACAGTTCTGCAGCTGTCGTGCACCATGAGGAAACCATCGACAGTACCGGGGAAACGGTATATTCGTACGATGCAGAGATGCAGGGAGAGGGCGTTGATATCTTGATTATGAACTTAGATTTTGAGCCGTTCCTGATCGAAAATTATATCCTGCCAACTTCAGATACGGAATTACCTATATCTCAGATCGAAGACAGAGTTTACAGAAACCCGTAAAAGGAGGAAACCATGGCAAAAATTGTAGATCCAGATCAGTTGAACCAGGCAACTGAGGTAACGATCGATACAACCAACAAGGTTATCGAACTTTCGATAGCCGGAAACCTGGACAACAACTCTCCGGGTAAAACATCCGGTGTGACGATGCAGGCCCTGTATTCATTTCTCAAAGAAGAATGGCAATCAGATGCATCGTTGAACAAGTTTAAATTTCCACTAAAAGCCCTCACGAAATTTAAATTCGATTTTCAAAACGACTGGGGGCCAAGCGAGGATTCTTCAAGCGGAGATACAAGACATCTGATCAGAGATGCTGGCTGGAAGGAAATAGATGATAAAGAATTCGCCTGCATAATCTCACTTGGTGACATTGACAATCCAGCTGCCGACCAGGCTTATTATCAGCAGGTCGCGGGATTCGACCAGACAATCACGGATTTTGACAAAACCGGTGAGCTGAACGAAGCCATTATGACATATGACGGCACATCGGTTGACTACAGGGACTTCCTCAAGATATTCATCCGTGAGCAGGGCAAAACATATCTTGAAGGCAACCTCATTGTAGATCAGGGCTGGGCAAGCATTGAATATGATGCTTACCGTATGCCGCTTTACAATGAATCTGACCCGAACATATCCACGGCCGACGCAACAATCGATTCAGACGCTCCATTTACGAACATGACTCTGGACTTCCTTGTCGGAGATTTGTTTGAAACATGGAATGGATCAGATTCTTATGTCGCAAACAACGTCGTTCAGGGAAGTGACGGCAGGTGGTATAGGGCTGTATCGTCATCTACAGGTGTTGATCCAGTTAATTCGTCATCCGGGCCACCGTCTGCAGACTGGGAAGTTTATCCCGGTGAACGCCTCATCGGTACGAATTACTACGCATTCAACAGAATCATCGATGCTGGCGGGGAAGACAGCGCAGGAGCTGGGACACTTACCCAAATTTACGAGTGGGCGCAGCGAATATTAAGAAAATCAACCGACGTCAATGATGATGTGAACGGAGACAGCTACGGAACCGTCTACGGAAAACTTGCCAAGGATCTCCTATCATTCGTAGGAAGCACTCTGGTCACGCAGCCGGGCGTGTTCATTGATAACTACAATATCAATGACCAGAACGACATGGAGTTTTACGACATCACCGTCGACGGCGGCGGGCTGGACACGGAAGACGTGCCGGTAACATCTACCAAGCGCACATTCCCGTTCGTTGCTGCCGGTACGATGGTATTTTCATCTAACCTGGTTGCAGATGCAGACGCGAAATACTGGATGTATTTTGACAATGCGGGTGGAAATCAGTTCGATACAGCGAATGCCATTCTGGTTGATGATAATAATGGAGATGACATCACCGGAAACATCACCCAGCAGAACATTACGTTCGATTTTGATTATACGAACAACGAGCAGGGCGGCAGGACAAAAGGAACAGATGCTTCTGTGTGGGTCGTTGCAATGGGCCTTGATGATGCAGAGTGGGTTGCATCTCAATTCTTGATTACTCAGGCAACTGGACTCAGCTTTCCGGTCAACGCTGCTGATGAAAGGAATTATAGTAATCCCTAATGAAAATATCTGACCTGCCAAGACGAAAAGTTAGGTACTGGCTTTTTCGATTCAGGAACGAAGTCATTGAGGGAGTGTCATCAAATGGCGCGCCGCCCGGACTGAAAAAGCATTTTGAGAGTTTACCTCAATTTACGGGATGGGAAGACTTCGGGGTGAGATGGGACTTGCCTCACCTCGAAGACTGTTCCCATGGCGGGTGGTACAAAGTCGGAGAGTCATGCTCATGCGCCAATAAAAAAGTTCCACTGATATGTTCACCGATCAGGCGATCAATATGGGGCGAATGGCGCAGGACGATTAAAAACGAAGCACCAGTATTTCCGGTAAAGGTGATAAATGGCAGCGAAAGTTAATTTCAATTATACTTCAAAAATAATTGAAGTAACGCAGACTCCAGAGCTTGAAGTCGATTCAGGAGAGTCGTCCGCTACCGGCCAATGGGTTGTCGATATTGATGTAAAAATTGATATCTACTCAGACGGCAAGGAAGATTGGTTGTCTGATCCGACGTTAAATAAGTTTAATTTTCCGGTTCGGGCAATTGGTGGCCAAGAATTGCCTGGTGAAAAACAACTCGGCACTACATTCTTTTTGGATTACGGCTGGCGCATCCGCCCATATGAAGGCAACCATGTGCTCAGGGTAAATGGCAATCTGTATACCGAAGAAGGCGACAGCCCATTTGTTCAAACACTCGGATCGTATAACGTCATGGTCATTAACACGGTTTCCTCCCTTGTTGATTCCACGGTCCAGCAGCTTGCAGAAATTGAATTTGCTTCATTCAGCGGCGGCGTGACGGTAGATGTGATCAATGGTTATCCCGGGACTGAATATGGAGACAAGCCCGTAGGAACAGCAATCTATCCGTCAAACAACATGACAGACGCTCTATCCATAGCAGTTTCAAGGGGACTCACGACATTTTATATCATTGGAGACATTACCCTCGATTCAGGAACAGACTTCCTTGAAATGAATTTCGTCGGAGAGTCCCCGACAAAATCGGTAATAACGATAGACGCAAATGCGGACGTAAAAAACTGTGAATTCTATGATGCTGAAATTCAGGGGACGCTTGATGGCAATAACGTTCTTCAGAACTGTATGATCGGAACCCTTAACTATGTAAATGGATTTGTAAGACAATGTATTCTGACAACAGGGACAATTACATTAGGCGGGAGCGAAGAGGCCCATTTTCTGGACTGCTGGTCAGGTGTGGTTGGAACGGCCACCCCAATCATAGATATGGGCGGGTCGGGCCAGGATCTCGGGCTCAGAAATTACAACGGGGGCATTCAAATAAACAACCTCACGGGAAGCAGCAAGGCAAACGTGGATCTTAACGCCGGACATATAATTATCGACAGCACCGTGTCAAGTGGTGAAGTCGTCGTGCGCGGTGTCGGGCAGATCACAGACAACAGCACCGGAGACGCATCAGTAGATACGGACGGGCTCTTAAATCCGGACGTTATCACGACAAGAGTGTGGGATGAAGCTACGGCCGACAGGCAGACACCAGGCACGATCGGCGGCGATTATTACAACCTTCTTCAGGGCTTTTCTTGGATGAACAAAATAATTACCAACAAGAAAACTCTCGAAAAAACCGGCAGCGTCTGGGAACTGATTATTTATGACGATGATAACGTCACCCCGATTCTCAGGAAGGACATCAAGGACAAGGATGGAAACAATATCACGGATCTCGAAGCTGGTACGCTGGCGCAGGAGCTGAAATCAGATGTTTAACATTCAGCCAGGGACAGGACTCGGATTCACAGCCTCAAAGGAAATTGCACTCGGGCTCGGGACTCCGTTTGAAATTGGAGAGGTTATCGTTGAAGTTTTTGAAAGTGCGTATAGTTTTATAAAAGCATTTATACAAAAAGGTTTTACAAGAGAAACGGTATGATAAATAAAATAAACCAGTCGATAAGATTAATGGAATTAAATTATCCACTTATCTCTATTCTTAAACATTCACGGTCAAAAAAAGAAGTAGATACGTGTGTCAATGATTTTATTGCCAAGGTAAAAAAACAGAGAAGGTTTCTTGCAAAAAAGTATCATCCAGACATTTGTAATAACGGAGAAGAAATGATGAAATCAATTAATGCGGCATATGATTTCCTGACAACACTCAAAATAAATTTCACTCCGCCACGGCCACAGACTGTTTTTTATTATACATATTCGACATATGCATATGATACTACAACCTCAACAGGATATTTTTAAATGGCAGAGTCAGCTAAATCGGTAACAAGGACAGAGGAAACCCGCGGGTTTGTGGAAGAAGTTCAGGTTACGGGTTTTTTGAAGCAAGAAACCACACGTGGTTTCTTGCTTGAACAAAAACTCATAGCTTTCCTTGTCCCAAAAGAAATCACAGGTTTTTCAAGAGAGGAAACAGATGGCTGATATAACTAAACAATCATACGAAGAATTTCGGATCCATGCCGACTTCGGGCTGAACATGGAAGCCGGCGAATATCTTCTTCCGCTGGATTCCGGCGGAGATTCGTCAGCCGCAGAAGTGTGTACCGTAAAATGCTGGGATGTCAATGGCAATGATGTGACAAACGAAATGCTGGATTACGACACCCTTGCAATCATTGACGGCAATGCAACCGACGATGAAGACAATCCTGGTTCCGGCATGACGAACGCTGCTTTGCAGGTATTAATCAGGGGCGGGACTGAAGCATTGTCAAATTATAAATACACATTTTATGGCGTCACCACCCTTGATCCGCCGAACAAATGGGAGAAAGATATAACCATGAGGGTAAAGGAGATATAAAATGGCACTCGTAGCAACAGCCGGTGCGTCCAATGCTAACTCATATGCAACGCTCAATCAAGCAGAAAGCTACATGGAAAACAGGCTGCATTCGGATAACTGGGATGATTCAAACGATACCGACCGTGAGGCTGCGCTGATCTGGGCAACGCAACTGCTCGATCGACTTTGCAACTGGGAAGGCTCAATTGCATCTGAGACGCAAGCGTTGAGGTGGCCGAGATTCTATGTCTATGATCCGGATGGAAACTCTGTCGATGAAACTACAATTCCTCAATTCCTGATTGAAGCAACGGCGGAGTTTGCTCTATTCCTAATCGGCTCTGATCTGACAATTACATATGACAGATCGACGGCACCGTATAAGCAGCTTGAAGCGGGGCCGTTAAATGTCGTATTCAACACGGGCAGCAATACTGAAATCGTGAAAGATTCGATCATGCCGGTGTCCGTGTGGGTCATCGTTCGTCCGTATTGCTCAAGGATCGGTGCCAAAAAAATGCTCATAAGGGTGTAACATGGGACTTCAGGACACATTCAAAGCGGCCGCCCAGACCATATTCACGGCACTGGGCGATGTGAAAATATCGGTTACATATCGAATAAGAACGATGGGTTACAGCCCTGCCACAGGGAGAACTTCGCCATCGGATACCGATTATGCAATCACAAACTGTATCCGAATAGATTACAGGGCGGATGAAATTGACGGCGTTGCGGTAAAACCGAAAGATTTCAAGCTGATGATACCCGTTGACGACCTGACACCCACTCCTGAAGTCGATCATTTCATACTGATTGACTCAGTAATACATAATGTTGTAAGCTTTGAAAAAGATCCTGCCGATGCGGTGTGGACGATACAGGTGAGGGCGTGATGTTTGAGAAGCAGAAAGAAAAGATAGATCAGATTATTCAGAATAAAATGGTTCGAGTTGCAAATCATATTTCTAAAAGATTGACAGATAGCGAGGTTCCAGTTGTATCTGGAGAATATCTGTGGTCACATGAGGTAGCAACACATGCACGATCATATCCGAGAGCACAAGTTGCTGAAATGGAACCACATAAAGCGGACACTGCATTATCCTCAGCGAGTGCATCGGCGTTTAGAGAGCAAAGACACCAAGAATTAAAAGCAAACGCATCAAGATTAATTAATGCTGGAAACAAGCAAATTGCATTTAACAATAAAGCAAAACATGCAAACTTTGTTGAACATGTTGGATGGAAAAAAACTCCACCATACCATGTGTTTAATAAAGCATTTGTATCAACAATGGAAAGAAAAAAATCACTATGAGCTACGAAGCAGAATCCATAGCGATAGAAAGCAGGTTTGCAACGGCGTTCACGGGGTGCCCGGTGAAGTATGCAAATGTGGATTACACACCGACAAAGAGAGAGATATTTGCAGAATTGCATGTCATCGTTGCAGATTCAATGAGGGCAAGTATCGGAGATACGAATCTTCACAGAAATGTCGGGATTATTTCCGTAAATATATATGTGCCGCTACATACGGGGACAGCTGAAGGCAAGGCTTTGGCGGACACTGCAGCTGCGGTTTTCAGGTCGCAGAGTTTTAATGGCATCACCTGCAGGAGCCCAAAGGTTGTTGAGGTTGGTGAGGTCGGCGAGTGGTATGTTATTAATATGAGCGTTCCTTATTACCGTGATGAAAGCTTCTAAAAAAAACAAATGCAGAGGTTGCGGCAATCCATGTGAAAAAGAATATTGTGACACATGTGAATCGTGGCTTGCTATGAAGCTTGACATCATAAAGGAACAAGAAACCAAAGGAGGAAACAACAATGAGTGATGCTAACCGAGTAGGACTTCGTTACATCGAAGAAACAACCTGGAATTCACTGCCAGCAGCACCGGCCATGACCCCGATTCGGTACACAGGTGAATCCATGATTCCGTCGGTGGAGAATATTGTATCCGCTGAAATTCGGGACGACCGGATGATAACGGATCTCATCCAGGTTTCACGGTCAAACACCGGCGGGTTCGAAATTGAGCTTTCCGCTGGCACATTCGACGAGCTGATTGCAGGTGCCCTGTTTTCCGACTGGGTAGGCGACAGTTCTTCATCCGGAGATATAATCAGAAATGGCGTAACGCGCCATTCGTTCAGTATTGAAAAAGCTTTGCTGGACATTGATGAATATTTCCTTTTCACCGGCATGATGGTCAATTCAATGACATGGACGCTTGCCACCAGCTCCATTGCCACCGGGTCTTTCGACATGCTCGGGAGCGGTGCGACGCTCGGACAGACCACAAACGCGAACAGCGTCAACGCCGCGTCCACCACTGCGGTTCTGAACTGTATGGGCAACGTTGCATCATTGAAGGAAGGCTCTTCGCTCACCACCATGGCGGGCATTTATGTGCAGGAACTTTCATTCACCGTTGCCAACAACCTGCGTCCGGTCCACCAGATCGGATCAAACACCATTGCTGAAATTGCGGTAGGTAAATGCGACATCACGGGGACGCTTAACGCTTATTTCACCAATGACCGTTTGTTCGATCAGTTCCTCGCCGGAACTGCCACACAGATCGAATTCAAAATCATGGATGGCGCGGGCAATTATTATACCGTCCTGTTTCCTGAAGTTAAATTCGAGACCGAAAGCGTGGTGGCTCCAGGGCAGGATCAGGATGTCATTGAGAACTTGACATGGCGTGCATTACGGGATGCGACTGAAGATGCCATGATCAAGATAACTCGAAACTTAGTCTAACATGTCCAACGGACATGTTAGACCAATTTTAGGGCCAGGATAACCTTGGTTTACCCCGTGCCAGAAATGTTCCAATATTGAATGGTGTCCTGGCCCTATACCCAAAGGCCACTACATGGAAGTAAAAGAAACCGTGAGGCATGTGTCCATAGAGGAAGCAATTGCCGTAATGGCAAAAGACAATATCGATTTTATCGAAATGCACAAAGGGTATTTTATGGCAGCAGATCTTCCATTCAGGCCACCGCTTCATATTGGATCCATTATTGTATGGCCGCCTGTCGACATTCACCCATCTGCTAAAATCGGCGAGGGTGTTGTTATCGGCAGGTACACGAACATATGCGGACCAATAGAAATCGGGGCACACACAAGAATTCAGGGATTCTGTTTCATCCCTGACAACATTAAAATCGGAGAACGGGTATTCATCGGGCCGAATGTGACATTCACGAATGTCAAACGTCCGAGGATACGTGAGAACGCAATGAAAATCAGGGACGGCGTTACCATTGTTGAAAATGATGCCAATATTGGTGCCGGGGTGGTCATCTGCCCCGGCATCAAAATCGGAGCGCGCTCATTAATCGGCGCAGGCGCAGTCGTCACAAAAGATGTGCCACCGGATACGATCGTAATCGGTTGTCCCGCAACACACTACGGGGGTGTCTAATGAAAAGCTTAGAAAAACTTTATAAGTCAGACGAAAATCTTTCGATCAACGGGGTGCCGATCACTGTCGGATTCAATGAAAAAGACGAACCGATCACAATGATTGTGTGTGAGGCAGGGAATCCGAACCATGAAAAGGCACAGCGCAGGCACAGCAGGGCACTGGAAGCATCCAGAAACAATTTCAAACGGCGCAAGCTCGTGATGGCTGAAATTATTCTCGACGGAAAGATCCTGAAAGACTGGAGTGGTGTGCTCGACAGTGATGGCAACGAAGTTCCTTTTACCCGAGAAAATGCAATCAAGGCTCTGACAAAGTATGACCGGTTGATGAGTGATGTGATTAGCGCGGCGGATGATCACTTAAATTTCAAGAGTGAAGAAGAAATCATCGAAGGCGAGGAATCGGAAAAAAACTCCGGGAAGTCCTCGAGTGGGCAGTCAAGTACGGAGAACAGTTAGAATTTTTTGACAACCTGCGAAAGGACGGAATAGAAGATGATCTTCCTGCATACGATGACAGGCCAATTCTATATGAAGATTTGTATAAAGACTACATGGCTTTTGTAGAACTTTCAGCACATAGGAATATTGACGGGATGTCGGGGTATATATTTCCAATACACTTTTCTGAGATTGAAACGTATATGCGAATCAAACAAATCGAAGATTTGTCCGATCGGAAACACTTCATTGCTCGAATCAAGTTTATGGACAATGTGTACTGCAAGGCCATGAACGAGAAGAGGAAAAAATGAGCGACATAAATATTACCTTAGATGCAAAAAATGCGATCCGTGATGCCAATATACTAAAAGACGCGATGGTTGCGCTTGAAAACTCTGTGGTAAGTTTAGAGTCCAAAATGAACAAGCTGTTGCTGCGTGCCAACCTTGACACAAAGTCCGCAAGGGACAAAATCAGGTATCTTTACAACCGCATCAAAGGAATATCCACGCTCAAACCAACTGTTGACATCGACACATCAGCTGCAACGCTCGCCCTCGACAAAATACTCGCAAAATTGAAATTAATAAAAGCTGAATCTGCAGGTCGCTGGACAGATACAATGTTTTCCGGAGGTACGTTTGAACATCCCGGGGTTGGTGTTGAAACTTCTGGTGCTGTAGAAAAAAGAGTTGCAGGCGAAGAAAAAATAATTCAAAAATTAAAAAGACAGGATGCTGCATACAAAGGGCATGAGACAAGGGCTAAAAACCTTGCAGCAAAAGCGGCAGAACGCGAACGACTGCTTGCCGGGCAGACAGCTCAAGAGAAAAAATTGATCGCTGAGTTGAGAGCTGAGGATGCTATCCAAGCTTCAATCCTTGCAAAAAAACGGGCAGCAATGGCACCGGGTGGAGCACATGCGCCTTCCAGGAAGGGAATAACAACTCAATTAAAGAATGAGGAGAGCATACAAAAAGGAATAGAATCACACATTGCAAGGCAGAATGCGCTGGTAGAAAAAACTGTGGCACAAAGGAAAGTTGCATCTGCACTTCAAAGAGCAGAATCTCAGGAGCAGATGAAAATTGCTGCAGGTCAAAAGTTCATTCTTGACCGTGAGAAAAGCAGAAACCTTACAATGAAAGATATAAATGTTGAGGCTGCAAAAGAATCTGTACTTGCAGGAAAAACATCTGCATTGAGAAGACAAGTTGTCAAAGAAATGTTAACAGCAAAAAATGCCGGAAAGCTCACAACTGCAGAACTACAACGCCAAGAAGCGATTTTGATGAAGCATCTGGCTCTTATGAATCAAAAAAAGAATGCTGAAATTGCATCATTGCTTGCATTAAAAAAGGCAACAACAGGCAAAGCTCATGAATGGGATTGGGATGCTATCCCCGGTGGTGAAATTCCAACTGGAAGAGAATTAGACAAACGAATTGCACAAGCAAGTGGCGCTACACAAGAAAAACTTTCAATGATGAAAGAGTTTGAAGGAATGGATTTCAGTAAACCAAGCAGTGGGATAAAAAACATGGATAGCAACATGGAAGCTCTTAAAAATAGAATTCGTGGGACTACAACACCATTGCGAAGATTCGCTGCATCACTGCTCGATCCGTTAAAATCCACTACTGGTATGACAAAGCTTGACGGTATTATAAGTAACTTGCAGGGTAGTATCTTGGGCACTGCTAAGTCAGCAAAAAACATGGGTGCATCATTTCAACAGGCAGAAAAACAAATGAAGACTGCTGAAGATCTGATGAGATCATTGTCTGAAAAAGAAAAAGTTGCAGGGCGAACAATTGGCGGACTTCAGGCAGCAAAGCAATATGGAACAATGGCAGAAGGTCTTGGAAAATACAAAACTCAATTATTAAAAGGCGAAATTACACAAAAACAATTCAACAAACATGTCGCAGATACAGAAACAAGGATGAAGAAACTCGACAAATCCATTGGCGGAACAAACAAAACCGTCCGCCAAGGCCGTGGATTCTTTATGAACTTCACCATGGCATTGACCGCTGTAGCTGCTGCAATGTTTATCTGGCAGAAAGTCAAGCAGGTAATTACGGAGGTTGTTGATAAGGGCAAAGAGCTGTCAACCACTTTTGCAAAAATGCGTGCTGAAACGGACATACTCACGGATGCAACAGGCGGGTTTGCTTCACAGTTTCAATCCATGTCAAAAGGAACGATATGGGGTATAACAGATATGTATGAAGCATATAAAGAATTGCAACGTCAGGGTTTAGGTGCAGATGCAGCAATGAAGCAAATAATCCCGACGTTAAAGATTGCGCGCAATGAAGACATGGAGCTTGCAGACGCAGCGAATATGGCTGCGTTTAATACGATGGGATTAAGGGATCAGTATCTCAGGCTTGACGATGAAATGCAGAAAACAGGCGGTGAAGCATGGGATAGACTCAAACGGTCAATATCTGGTGTATTTGAATCCGCATACATGAGAGCAGAACCGGCAATCATAAAAACTTTGGAAAGTCTGTCAAAATGGGTAGATGATAATGCGGATGAATTAATTAAATTCTTTAAACGCATCATAGAAATAGGAACCGATCTTTTATATTTTTTCACACGCGTTGGCGGAGCAATAGCAAAATTTATTGGGAACTTAATAGACCTTCAAAACGCAGAAGACAAACTTACAAAAGCTGAAAAACTCGAAAAAAAGTTAGCACAATATGAAAGGATGGAAAAAGACATACTGGCTCAGATAAATATTCAAGCCAGCTTCAAGGTTAAAGAACCTGACATGGAAGCTGCAAAAAAATCATTATCAAACAGCTTAACTGTTGAAGACATGACTATAAGCCCAAAAGTAACTGTGAAGCCAGATATTGTGCCACCTGATGAAAAGGTTGTCAGGGAAATTGTAGATCAGTTTTCCACAATGGAAGACACATTTACTCCAGCTACAATAAAATCAGCTGGTGATCTTGAAAAACAGTTGAGCAAAGTCAGAACTGAAATCATAGCGATAAAAAAAGAACTTGCTGCCGAGGCACCAAAAGAAACGGGCGTGCTCAAACCAAAGGTCGAAGACATAACAAAAGCTTGGCAATATGTGTACGATCAAACCGGGAGAATGACAGAAAGATTTTACCAATCACAAATGGACAAGGCAGTTGAAAGCGGTAATACTCATATATCCACGCTCAAAAAAATAGGGGATACCGGCGGCGCAAGGCTCGCATTACTTGCCCAAAGAACTGCCGTATACAATCTCGAATGGCAAAAACTTGCTCCATACATGAAGGAACATCAGGATTATTTTGAGACTACGAGCAGAATGTCTGACAAATATTTTGACTTGCTTGTCAAAAAAATGACAGATGAAATTAGGCTCTATGATGATTTAAGTATTGCAGAACAGCAAGAACTCATAAACATCAAAAAGAAGGGGATCGAAATACAACGGCTCGAAGCCTCGATAAAACCTCAAAGAGAAATATTCGAACAGACCGGAGAAATGACGGATGCACTGTATGACAGGATGATTAACAAGGCAAAAAGTGCATATCGGACACGGCTAAACATCATTAAAGGTGGTGCAAAAGAAGAAGCTGCCGCACTGAGGGCACTCGCTGTTGAAATTATTCAAATAGAAAAAGACAAGTGGGCCAAAGCCCTTGATCTTGCAAATGAATATTTTGATGTAATGGGAAAGCCGTCAAAAGACTTTGAAAAATTAAATCTTCAAGACATGGCAATGACGACCATGCAGAATATTCAAAGTGGAATGCCTAAAGATGAAGCGATAGAAATGTATTACAGGATGGTAGATAGAATGCACGATGAAGTCCTTCAGCCAATACTTGAAGGATGGGAAAATTATTATGACATGACACATAAAATGTCGGAAAAGCATTATGCAACACAAGTGGATCTGCTAACAAACGAGTATAAATACATGAAAAGCACGCTCGACGACGAGCTTGCCGCGAGGGAATGGCTCCATCAAAAGGTCATAGAGCTTGATATTCAAAAGCTTGAATCAACAGAAAACGCATGTGACGGAATCAAAGCAGCGTGGGCGAGGATGATCGAGGACACAGAAACGCTCGCTGAAACGATATCCGATGTATGGCAGGACGGATTTGCAGAAATGGACGATGCATTGCGCGAAGGATTCTTTGATCTCGTAAAAGGCGAGTGGGACGATCTCGGCGACCACGCCATGAATGTGCTTTACGCCATACAGGACACACTGAATGCGACCGTATATGAAATGATTAAAAATTGGACAAAAAGCAAAATCAAGGACATATTCGGAAACATGCTCGGAGGATCGACGGAAGAGGACATAGTAAAAAAAGTCAGCAATGAGGCCAAAGAAAGAACCAAGCTCACAGCTGTTCTGTCAGGGCAAACCGCAGCAGTCAAGATATTGAACGCTGCATATCAGGAATTACTGATTACTCTTACTGCATTGCAGGCTGTCGGTGGCGGAGGAAGTTATGGCTGGGGAGCAACTGGATATGTAAGCTTTCACAGAGGTGGAGTTGCTGGAATTGATTCAGCACCGACACGTCAAATGCCGACTGGCTTGCTCTTGGGTGCTCCGCGTCTTCACACCGGATTAATGAGCGATGAGTATCCGGCGATCTTAAGAAAAAATGAATCCGTGCTAACACCGGGACAGATGAAGGCTTTAGGCGGACAGACAGCACAAACAACAAACACGCTGAGTATAAACGTACCGGTGAATGTGGACGCAAACACAAAACTTGCCAGCAGATTGAGGACAGAGGTTGAGGAGCTTATCAAAAATGTAATGGACGAGGAGATGCGCTAATGGCTACCATGATGACACTGGGTGGATATGCATTCACTCTAAACCCGGAAGAAGCTAACATGCCAATACCGGCAAAACGCGCTGATTTTCTGGAAACATTTGGCGGAGTGGCATATTTTTCATGGGGCACATTCATAGAAGGTTCTGAGATAAAATTAAAATGGTCATATATGTCTGTTGCAATGTTCGAAACTCTCCAGACAAAATTCGAGGCAGACACGCAAATTGTGTTTACTCCGGGAGATGGAAACAGTTACAACGTCGAAATAACAGACCTGAAAGGTAAATGGTTTCTTGATCAGACAGCAGGAGCACAATTCAGAGGAGACATAGAAGCAACACTTCTTATAATGTCGGAGGTATAAATGTCTATCACTCTCGACCCAACTTTAAAGACAGCTCAGGACGGTGTTAGCCATCGTCCGATCTTCAAACTCACAAGTTCTCCAATGGGTGAAATAATCCCAACATCTGGCAATTATTTTAATACCCTGTCAACAACGGAAGAAGAGCCGCATATTACACTACTTTCAAGTGGCAGGCTGGCTGTAATCTTGGAAAGAGCGAATGCGTTAAAATATCTTTATACACCGACAGATAGAAGTGAATTTACTGAAGTTTCAATCTCAATTCCATCCACACACAATGCTTCAGGGGCGTGCCTGTGCGAACTTACTGATGGAAATGTCGGCATCATATTTGCTACAAACAACAGATATCTTTATTATAAAATCATAACGCCAACAGGAACGACTGTCACAGAATACACACAAATTTATGATGCCGGATCTGGAGCTTGGGTAGCAAATCCATATGTTATCACGCTGGCAAACAATACCTATCTGCTTGTGTATCCCGAAGGAACCGGAACCCCGCCAAGTGAATCAAACACATATTATCTACAGCAAAGAACCTCAAGCAATTTTACTTCATGGAGTGCGGCAACAAATATCACGCCGGGGGCATTCGCATCTTTAAGGTATTGTAATAATCCACACCTGCTTCAAATTGCAAGTGGCAGAATCATACTGCATGTTGATTATCTGTCCCAATATATCAATAATGTTGAATTGAATAATGTTTTTTATATGACATCTGACGATAACGGATCAAGCTGGTCGGGCGCAACCAACGTAACAAATATAACCGAAATAGGAGAATCGGCCATCCATCCAACAGCTGCGGAAAAAGAAAACGGCGATGTTACATTCATGTATGCATTTAAATCTGTTGTCAAAATGCTTGATGAAAACATGGACGGGTATCCATATGGAGAAATAAAGACTGGTGGATTTATTGAGTTTGATCCTGATACAAGAAAAATCATCTGGCATCATGGCATTCATAGTGTTGGGTTACCACATGTTGGCATGACAACAATAAATGTCGATGGATGGGAATGGAATGAAACGTTGACAGAACAAACGATCCCTGCTCTGTGGTCACAAGGGTATGACATTTACGGTGAATCACATTGTGAGTGGACGGTAGCCAGATTGTCATATGGAAATCCTGCAGGAATTCATGCAATAAATCATAACACAAATGAAATTAAACTGTATATGTTTGGCCAATATGCCGGAAATGGTGTTACATATGCTTTCAATTATGCTTGTGGCTATGCAAATCAGAATCAAAAGTGTTTCATGGCGGTAGAACATGATGGATTACAAAAATTATTTATTCTTCATCAATGTTCTGGTTATGGCTCTTATGATGCCAACCTTGGCTGGATTGATTTAAACCAGGTTGCAGATCCGATAAGTGGATTATATGACTATACTGAACTTTGGAGAGACGCTGGATCTAGTAGTATAAGCACGGCAATCGTGGGAACTGTTCTTGGTGCAGGATCATCAAGGTGGGATTATGTCCATGATTATTTCTGCACACATACATGGAATTATCGTCACACAAATCCAGGACTGGTGTGCTGGAATACTAATGGAACAATTGTCCTTGAATTAAGCAGGGCTACTTTAACTGAATTTCCTCGTTGTGGGGTTAGAAGTTTTATGTTCGTTGAAAATGATGTGTATTTTTCATTTCCATACTGGGAAGACGAGCCAGACAGAAGGGGTCTTGGTCATTATCAGGCATCAACAGGGACAGTCATATTTCATCAGCCGACATGGGCAACAGTTAATGATTTCGAGTTTGACCATTTTGTTGACATGGGTGATGGGCGTATATTGATGACTAGTAATAATACGCTGGCAAATGGCGGTGGAATTGCAATCTTTGATACGACTACTGGGTCATGGCAAATAATAAATGATGATACATATCCAGGTTTTGGAAGAACAGGGGCATATTGGTCTAGTCTTGCATACGATCCGGTAACAAAAACAATTTTTGCAATATATAATGATCAATTAATTGCATTTTCGGAATACGGCCCATATAGTTCATTGATGAGCACAGATATTACTAGTGTTAATTCAACATTTGATTATGGCGATTACTATACGTTCACGGCAAATTTCTTTGAATATCAATCAAACATTGTTTATGATCCTGATGGAGTGCTCTGGGCTGTGTGGCAACACCTTGAAGCTGGAACCGAATATTCTGCAAAATGGGTTAACCTTCTTGATGATCTTGAAATCACAGACGATGTGTCAATAAATACAAACATCGAAATCAAATGGGACATTGAAAAGCCAACCCAGTTAAAATTCGGGCTTGCGCGTGGACATCTGTTCGATCCACAAAACTTTATGTCAACGCTGTCTCCATTTATGAGAAAGGGCCGAAAAATAGTGGTTGAATTTGGTGAAAAGGTTAGTGATACGGACTACTATCAACCACAAGGAGAATTTTGCATAAAAAAAACCGCCATGTCATACTCGACAAGAGATTACCCAGAACTTAAAGTAACTGGAGAAGATTTCAGGGTGCTTTGGGAAGACAATGAAGTCGTTGCAACAATGTATTATGAAAATCAAACCCCTTATAACACGCTTTATCATATATTAACCAACCATGGAGACATGGAAGATACAGAATTAGACATCCCAAGCCCTTTTGAAAATGCTCATAATCTGCATGCTCAGTGGGTCGATATGACGCTTGAAGATATCGTGAAAGAAATACTCGACCACTTCGGATATTTTCCGTTTGTAAATGTAAGCGGTGATTTTGAACCAAGGTATATCGACATGGATAAAGCAACTGATCATGCATATACAAATGTTACTCAGCTCACGGAATACAGCCCGAACGATTCATACTCAACATTCATTAATCGGGTCATTGTAAAGGGCATTTCACATGTATACACCGAAGTTCTTTACGGCGAAGAATGTGTTACAAGCTTGAACGGAACGACAGGTTTCTGGGGTAAGGAAAACGATGAAGTTGTCTGGTATTCGAATGATCATCAGGATTCATGCAGATATCCAAGGCTTGAAATCATAGAAAGCGTTGCCAATGCTGGTATATTCGGAATTCAAATGGGCGGTGGCCATGAATCAATAACGGATGTTGATGAAGATGAGCATTATGTAATTGTTACGATTGTTGCTCCGGATCTCACCGGTTTGTTCATACTGACATGTTCTTCATTGGTTACTTTGGGAGTAGCGGCACTTATGTGCGATGGAGCTTTTACTGGCAATTGCGGCTGGTACATCATGGGCTGTATGATGCTTGTGAATGTAATTGTATACATCCTCGGGGCAGTCGCTTCATATAATTACAATATATGGGCTCGTCCTATTGGCCACGAAAAAAGTACTTTTCAAGCAAATGCAGATGATGAAGATTTTCAGCGTGAAATCGGAAATAAAATCATACCAACAACCATTGACGATCCAATGGCATATACAATTGCAATTTGTCAATCGGTTGCGGATCATGAACTTTCAATCGTTATGGCACAAAGAAGAAGGTTAAAATTTAAAAAGACTGCACATTTAATGGACGAGATCGGCGATGTGCTTGAGCTGATACATCCGTATTCAGGTGAGGTTTTAAAGGTATTTGTGCCAACCATGACACGAAAAATGACGATAGGCAAAGAATTCATTGATGAGATTGAAGGCTGGAGAATCATGTAATGCCTAAATTATACGGCAGAAAATTCGCTCACAGATTTGTCGATAAAAAGATGAAGCCGAAGGCTGAAACGCGTGATGCTATCATTTTTGAAGTTGATGAAGACTATTATGTCTGCAAATGCCGCATACAAGGATCAAGCGAATATGTTGATGCTTATTATCCACGGAACAGGGCAACAATTCCAAAATGGATGAAGCCGGGGAATGCTGTTCGTATTCTACATAGGACTGGTGTGCGTGGCTATGCTGAAGTCATAGGGCATGGCGGTGCCATTCCAATGCCAATGGCAGGATATCCGTCACATCCACCTATCTCTGGTGTCGGGAATCATATTGAATCAGGTTTAGAAATAACGGTGGTTGGTTGTCTGACTGTACACATAGGCTCGGGCACGGTTGTCATTGAAGGCGAAACGATAACCATGACAGGCAGCGAATCTGGATATCCAATAATGGATGAATCTAATCCAGAAATGACAATGCATGAAATTTATCCGCCAGCTGACATGGGTGATCCTGCGGGCACAGATTACTGGACAATGAACGAAGAAGATTCATCTGGAGATGCATATCCAGAAGCGGTAACAATGAGTGAAGTGTTTGCGCCAATGACCATTGGGGTTGGTGGTGGGTACTTTGACATTGATCCATTAGATCTCGGCGGGCAGGCACATTTCAGATATGACACATTTCAAGTTGGATCAGATGGCATTATTGATTATGTCAAAGGCGAAGAAAGTTATGGATCTGCGCCAACACCACCAGCAGTTGACGGTGGCCATGTCCAAATAGGGCCATACATTCTTATTGTAGGCGACCCAGACGGCGGAACACAATGTCTGACCGATGCCAATGTCGGATGGGTATGGACTGAACCCATAGCATCTGGCGTTGAACTTGACTATAATCCAGAAATGCAATGGGCTACATCATATGCCAGTATTTCAGTAAACGTTATCAACCAATATGGATATACATATGCAGATCCGCGAACATACACCGCAACACTTGTTCGCGGAACCGGACAAATCTGCACTGCATATGGCGGAACATGCGATGACGATAGCATAGTAGTGAATTCATCATCTGGTGGTGCAGGTTTTCAATATAATCGGGATTATTCAGCGTATCCAGAATCAGAAGGACAAATAGATCCAACAAATATTACTCTTGAAACTTGCCCGCACATTGCTATTACAGTTACAGGCACCGGTGGGATGCCATCGTGGTACGGATTTGCTTTCTTTCAGCTTTATACAATCGGTGATTTTCCGATTCAGGTCTTTGGCAGTGGATCATGGGATCCCGGGTCAACAGGCTATAATGTAATTGAACCAGATTCAAGTGGTGGTGCAGAGTTTACGATTGACTGGGGGGATTGGAAAAATGCTGAGATAATGCTAACACAAGATTCAACGCTTTCCTTTAGCGGTGCATCCGATGCAGACAAGCTCACATTACTGATAAGGCAGAATGGAACTGGGGGCTGGACACCATCTCTTCCGGCAAACGTCACATATGGCGATCAAATAACGGAAGCCAATCTAAGCATATCAACAGATCCATATAGCAGAACATATCTTGGATTTATTTACGACCTTGAAACAGACAGTTACGATCTTGTAGCAAATGTTTCTGGATATGTATAGGAGGCAGAATGAGTCTTTTATGGTTTGACAGCTTTGGCACTTATAATACTTTTTTAGAGCCAATAAAGATTAACAAGTTGTATGCAAATTCTGGCTGTTATTTCTATGCGAGTGGTGGAAGGGGTGACCGTGGATATTATCGCGGGAGCCATGGCACGGACTTTAAAATTGACATTAGTGATGTAAATCCAACTACAGTTATATGTGGATGGGCACTATATATAGACAGTTCAACTGTTCCCGGATATCAGGCCAGTTATCCATTAATAAGATTTATGGATAGGTTTGCAAGGGATACCAGCTATACAGGATCACACATCTATGTCTACATAAATTCTTCAAGATATTTTGAAGTGCGTAATTATTCTAATACAATACTTGGAACAGGCACAACTCCTATTCAGCCTTATACTTGGTATCATATACAAATGAAGGTATATATCCATGATTCAAACGGAACCGTTGAAATAAGGGTTGAAGGTGAAACAGATGTCGATCTTTCAAGCATTGACACCTGCAATGGTAGCAATGCATATGTTGCATGTGTAGATTTAAGGGGGCTGCATTCATATATACAGACGTGGTGGAGTGACTTCTGGCTTGTTGATCTAAGTGGAAGCCATAATAATGACTGGCTTGGTGATCGCAGGGTAGATTGCATAAGACCGAATGCAAATGGAACGCATAACGACTTTGCTTCACATGACGAAGGCGACAGTTCTGGTGCCGCTGGCGATTATACCAATGTTGATGAAAACTATTCAAACCTTGATACAGATTATGATTATGCAGATGACGTTGGTTCAAAAATATCTTACAACATGGAACCGCTTGATGTTCTCGGTGCTGAAATAAACGCCATCAAAACGATTGCGACTGTTCGCAGGGAAGGTGTTGGGTATAAAAAAACAAAGACGTTCAATATAATTAACAGCGTTGAAGATTCTGGTGATGAATTCACGCTCCTTGGCAGTTATACAACAGATATTAAAATGGATGAATTAAATCCAAATGACAGTTCTGCTTTTGATGAAAATGATATTGCATCAATTGAAGCTGGGATAGAGATAACAGAATAATGGCAGAAAATCTTTGTTTAGATTCATCAGTTATTGTCGATCAAAGTTCAGATTATGGCGGTGGGACATATCCTGCTGAAAATGCCATTGACGGTAACACTTCTACGTGGTCTCTTACAAATGGGGGGGCTGGTGAATGGTGGAAGGTTGATCTTGGTGCCATTTATGAAATTGCATGGATAAAGATAGTCAAAAGATCGGGTTATGGAACAAGACCAAAAAATTATTATATTCAAGTTTCAGACATGTGGGATTTTGAAGATTCTGCGGCAGTCGTTAGAACGTTAATAACGGCAACGGATGAAGATTCAGAACTTAATGAATATGGGCCAGACGAATACGAAGATTCTTCAACAGGTATTATAAAAGCAAGATATTTAAGAATATTATGTCATACAACAAATCAATACATAAATCTTGCAGAAGTAGAAATTTATGCAGAAGCAGATGATGCAAATATCAGACTGTCAACAATTTCTATTGAAGCACTTAGGGATGGTGCCCACAACGCCAGGCTGTCAACAATTTCTATGGAAACACTTAGGGATGGTATCCACAGTACCAGACTATCGACAATTGCAATAGAAGTTTTACGTGATGTTGAAGCGCCGATATCGGCACAAAGGACTTCAATGTTTCTGGTCTTTCCAAACATAATTATTAGTTAACGGGGGTAACATGGAACAGGTTTTAAAGGAAATCCAGAATACAAATCGGTTATTGGTTGAAATTTCAAAACAGCTTAATCAGAACTGGAAATTACTTGAAGAGTTGTTTTTGAAAAAAGATGAAAAAAATTTTGAACAGCAGCAAAAAATTAATAACATAAAGACAATGATGGCTGGAGTGCAGGGACAACTTAAACTTAATCCTGCCCTTAAAAATAACCCACAAATTATGCAAATAATAAATGCAATGACAGCTTTTACAGAATAAAGGAGGTACGACATGGCGTTCGGTGAAGCAACAGATTATCACGATCCATATGAAGATGAAGTGACGCAATTTAAGCCGTCACACATGAACCTTCCTATCGATCAGCTTGATTATCAAATTGGAGTAAATGTAACGGCTATTGCATTAAGGTTACAGGTTAGCGATTTCCTTGTATATGATGGAGAAATTGTAACTTATGAAAATGAGCCAGTGGTCAGCTGGCTATAAAAAAGGAGGAAAACAATGGCTGATTTAAAAGAATGTTGCGAGTCGTTACTCAGCACAACGACTGTTACCTTGGCAGGTACCGGCCAAACTACGCTTTATACGGTCCCAACCGGAAAGACCTGCGTGTTAACAAAAGCAATTATCCGCGTAGCTGCAGATGCCGGGGCATCCGTTATCAGAATTGGAAGGAGTACAAACCTTGACGACTTCCTCAATTTGCAAAACCTTGGCAATTTAGACGCTTCCGGAGATGCTGCAATCCTGAAGCCGTCAACACCAGACTATGTTGATTCTTCTGCAGATGCTGCAGGAGTCGAATGTCTAAAAACGTATGCAGCGGGGGTTGCTATACAAATTGACGTTCTTTCCGCACTTGGTGGGGCCACCAACTACGTCGATTTGTTTGGATATTTATTATAAGGTGGTGAAAAAATGGTTGAAAAGCTGCACGTCACAATGAATATGAGTCGTTTTAAATCACTTGGTACAATCGATGAAAAACTTGAGATAATATTTGGAGCATTGATTGACAGCCAAGCGGAATGCGACGCAAGGCGTAAAAAATATGATAACCATTTTAACGAATGTAATGACCTCATCGAAACGTGCAATGATGCAGTAGAATTGCTGCAGTCCAAAATAAAGGAACTAAAAGCTCCCGAAATCAACAAGAAAAAATTTTTTGCTGGTGGTGCCGGACTTGGTGGCATCAGCGGTATTGCATTTTGGGAGGCAGCCAAAAGCTTTTTTGATTTTTTAAAAGCAAAGTTTGGGGGGTAACATGAATTCTTTTGCAAAGATTCTTGGAGTAATTATCTCCTTTGGGGTTATTGCCAGTGCTGTTGCAGGAACGCTATATCATTTCGAAAAAACAAAAGTCGGTATTGAGGAATATCAGACATTTGTAAAAAACCATAAACAGTATTGTGCATACACGGATATCAGATTCCTTGAGCAATACCGGCGTACACTTCAGCAGCGCATTTGGGATCTGCAAAGACGGTATCCGTCTACATACAATCGTCTTCCGGAATATCTGAACTTAATTCAGGAATTGCGCAATGTTGATATGAAAATTAAGGCGTTCTACAGCAGGGGAGGCAGGTAATGGATGATATCGAAATTCAGGAGCGAATAAAAAAAGATGAAGGATACCGTCCCTATGTTTACTTTGACACCAAGGGCATCCCAACCGGCGGATATGGCCATGCATTCCTTCCTCACTCAACAATCCCACACGAAATTGCCGAAATGTTTTTCGAGAGAGATTATGCTGAAGCTGCAAGGCTGTATGAAGAATTCATAAAGAAAAACGGACTGTTCTATCTCAGCAGCACAAGGCGCGGGGTTATAATCAATATGATTTTCCAAATGGGGTGTGGTGGAGTATCAGGGTTTAGGGAAATGATAAAGGCTTTAAAGAAAAAAGACTATGAAAAAGCTGCTGACGAAATGTTGGATTCACAATGGGCAAGGAACCATAAAGCAAGGTCAGGACGTCTTGCAAAGATGATGCGTGATGGCTGATATAATATTTGCATATAGAATCCCTGAAACAAACTGGCTCAATCCAACGTGGAGAAAATACGAAATGAAACGATTAAGAGAACTGGAGAAAAAAAATGAAAAAAATACTAACATTAATGATAATGATAATATTCCTGGCAGCACCAAACGTATTCGCAAAAAACGTTAAGTATACCCTTACATGGAGTCCAAACACAGAGCCTGATATGGCTGGATATAAAATATATATCCGGCTGAACGACAATCCATACAACTATGACGATCCGCAAGATCCCGTATGCACAATCAAGGATGGCAAATGCTGGGTTGATCCGACAAATGAAAACTGTGACTGGGAAACCCCGGACATACCGATACCGGATGGAGAGCTGACAACCATATGCTTTGTCGCTCGCGCTTATGATACAGGCAATAACTACTCTGAAGATTCCAACGAAGTATGCGACACTGTGGATCTGCGGATACTTCCTGCATCATTAATTACGGCAAGCATTTACAACGATGCAACGAAAACAATTGACTTCGTGTTTACACAGGAGCAGTCCGATCGTGTCATACGATGGGAGCTTTACATGGGACCCGCATCCGGCGGACCATATAACAAAATTAAAGAGCTAGTGAACAGCGAAGGACTGACAAGCCCATATTCAATATCGTGGGATGTACCCGGAGACGGTGACTACTATTTCGTAATTGTCGGATTTACGGATGAAATAAATTCCGTAGATTCGAACGAAGTGTATGTAAATGTAAAAGTACATCCGTCACCGATGCATAATTTTAAGATTAAGGCGAGGATACAATAATAAAGGTGGTGATGCCCTGTGTACATTTATCCACAACCCATTGAGATAATATCGGGGGGTGCGCATCCGATCTTTAAAACACGCAATGGGGGTAAAAATGCCCGACATAATTACAACAAACCCGAATGAAGTTCTGAATATTCCAGAAAAGGACTGCCCGATGATGGTGTTCAGTGACAACATAAGGAGTTTCTTTTCATGGGGCATTAAGCTGCATCAACATGGAGTATACAACCATTTCATGTGGCTTGTCCGCCCTGGAATTCTGGCTACTCAGGACACGACATTCAAGGAAGTACCTATTGAAAAATATCTGGAGGGGAACCACAGGCTTAAATTTATCCGCGGGAAGTGGGACAAAGCGACCCGCATTGCCATTGTATTACTTTTAAAAGAACAATTAAACCTCCCGTTTATCCAGCGCCTGTATGATCCCCTCCAGATTGTTGGAAAATTCTTACACTTAAACTGGCTGCAGATTCCCGGCCACAGTAGGATATGCAGCGATTTTGGATATATTCTCGGCAGGTTGGATCAAGAGTATGATTTAAAACATCCAAGCCCGACAGAGGTAAATTTATATACAAAGGCACACCCGAATAAATACGAGGTGTATTTGAGGTTTATACCAGACTAAAAAGGGGGTAACATGGAAAAACTTAGTTTTTACAAAATCCTATCAGCAATTTCATTAATGATAAATTGGTTCACAGTCGCAATAGCTCCGGACGAAACAGGGAAGGTACGAATTACTTTGGACGAAATGATCGAGCTTGTTGAGGGGGTGTGCGGGTTAATGGGGGTAAAACCAGAAATTGATATTGGAGACCAATAATGGCTAAAAAGAAATGGATACAGGGTGCCATCAAAAATCCGGGAGCTTTGACCAGACAGGCCAAAGCTGCCGGTATGACGGTCGCCCAGTTCTGTGCATCCAGTAGAAAAAAAAGCGCTACCACCAAACGCCGCTGAAATCTCTACCGAACTCTGCGCAGGATGCGCAAAAAAGCCCGGTGAGGCAACCGGGCTTCTTCAGAGGAGAATTGGTAACAAGGCATTAGTTACCAGTATTTACTGCAATTTAACACCACTTCAAAAAAGTGTCAAGAAATTACTTGACAATTTTTCCCTGTATGATAAATTGTATTTCACCTCTGAGGCAAAAAACAAATTTTAAATATTATTCCATAACTTTAATTTTTTCAACATGATAGGAGCATTGCGTGCAATATCCACCGTCTAAAACTGTTCCCTGGAATCATCAAATTGAAGCATGGAAACTCATAGAAAAAAATCCTGCATTTTACCTTGCACA